GCTCAAATTCTGTGCTAACCGTTTCTGCTGGCGCAGTCGCTTCGCTCTCGTCATTTAACCACAGAGTGTCCTCTGCCCTCCAGACACTTCTTTGCTATCTTGTGGTGGTTCAATTCTCTCTTTGGAATCAATCCCAGTGTGCCCCAGTGGAAATACATATTTCCTGCCTGTGCAGAATAGTCCATCAATATGTTGGTGTTCTGTGATGCCAATTCATTGCAGTGCTGTATGTCGTTGGTGATTTCCTTTGCTTTGTCTTGATCAAATGTGCCTGATCTGCCTGCTGTGTCAATCACAGGTTTGTAAGCACAATTTGTGAGCATCAGTGCTGTCAATATTATCATTATTAGTTTCATATTATGCCTCCTCCTTAATTATTTGGTCCAATTAAACCTTGAGCTGATGCTATATCGTCTCTCAAGTCTTGAACGCCTTGTGCTATTTTGTGTAGATTATCACCGCTTGATGAAAAATCTTCAAATTTGCTTAATTCATCTGCCAAGTCTTGTATCTTGTAAGTGATGTCTGATATTTGGTTATATTCTTTCTTGTTCATATTATGCCTCCTCCCCAAACTTTGTAAATGATTTTTTTGGTCCAAGTTCTAATCTGTTCCAGTTGTTTTCACCAGCCCATTCATTGGCTTCTGTAATCAGTTGATCACAATCCCAATCACTTGGCACCGTGCCATATGATACTCTAACATCATCTTGAAACACATATAAAGTATAAAGTTTAGGTGTCATATTATGCCTCCTTAAAATTCTGACACATTACAATAGATGCTGGCAAATGGTCCTTGGTGTGGTATGCCATTGTGTCCCATCTCCATCCAACTGTGATTGTGTTTACGAATAAATGGTATGTTCGCCAATCGCTTTTCTAATGATTTTGCTGATATGGTCATACCCAATGATTTCATAGAATAATTGTCTTTGTGAGTGTATATGCTAATCATATCTGTGCCTGTTTTGTATTTTCTTATGCTCACCTTGAACTTGTTCACCAATCCAGAAGATTTCACACTTTTACGCACATCTTGTGCCAATTGTTTGATATCATCATCTGAAAATGTTGCTTTGGGTTTGAATCCAGGTATTTCTTTGTGTGCGTCTGACAACAAAGCCTGTTCAGTGTCATAAAGTCCCTTATACATCCAAACTCTGCCTTTAGCATCTGTGCCAAATGTTTTTCTGTGTGGCGTTATGGCAGTGGCACATTGACCCACTTGTCTCAAATCCATATGACATGGATCATTGTAAGAACATTTGATGCCAATATCTCTTGCTTGTTTTAGAATAGTTTTTTTGTCAATTGGGGGTGGATTGTCTTGCATCCAATATTTGGAAAAATCCATTCTTGGTGAATAGGATTTTTTATTATGATAACTTTTTTCCAATTTACCGTAAGTGTTGATAAAATCCAACAATGTTTGGTAACCAAGCGACTTTGCTTTCTGTTTGACTTGTTTTAACAATGCTTTCGCATCATATGTATAATAATATACTTTTCTGTGTGCCATTGTGTCTCCTTCTCTTATACTATTCATTATAGCATCATCACAATATCAAGTCAACCTCACAGAAACCGCTATTTTCTTGACTTTTTTGGTGAAAATATACTAAAAAATTTGGCAATTCGGGATTTTTTTGCTGGTGTTCTACCGTGGCGATTACCATATCGGGGTGGCACATTGAGAGTGTCCTCATAACTCCATCCTCTACGCAGTCTGTTCCAAAATCTCACTCTTGTTTTTGCTGAGTATCCCCATTTTTCACACATTTTGATCAGATATCTGCCTCTTTCTGTGTATTTGTGGAATCTGCGGTTTCTGTTGTTCACTGTGGTAGTTGTCCAACGAACATTGTCAGGTGAATAATGGCCTCGCGGGTCCACTCTGTCTAAAACCAATTCTTCTCGGAAATCATCACCCATGTCTTCCACGAAATTGATGAATCCTTGGTCTCCAGATATGTCTATGTTCCAATCATCACACACTTTGACATCTTCATAGTATAATTCGTTGTCATTGCATCTTTTACACATTTTAAACCAACGCTCCCACAATTTTGGATATGCTTTTCTCATTGCTGTATATTGACTTGTCATGTAAAACTCCTGTTAATCATGTGTTTGGGTGTGACATCGTCCTCAAATGTCACAGGTTTACCTTTTTTGCTTTTGTTTTTGGGTGATCTACTCAATATGCTGTTCAACTGTCTGCGTCTTGTGATGATCACGCAGTTGTGTGGTCCCCATGCTTCCGTCAAATCCACCCTTGACATCACATATCCAAACACTTTTCCGTGTCTGTGTTCCAGCACACCTGAATTCTGCCACATACGCAACCAAGTCTCAGGAGTAAATGCCCATTCCTCTCTTCTGTATCGTGCTTGGCATATGGCCCTTGCATACTGTGAATTGTATGGCGAAGGAATATTGTATCTTCTTGCTCTAGTCCTCTTCATGCTGTTGACTCCTTAAATGATTTGCATCAGGATGAACATCAATCCAACTCAATGTGTCCAGTTCAGGACGATTGTATGTGTATGCACAAACCTGTGTGATCCAGCGATCAGTTTCTGCCACAGTGGGCAGTGTGAATTCACCTGTTGCTACAAAGTCTGACCATGCAGTGGTCACGGGCCTTGCGGGATTCCAAGGTGAAGTGGTGATCACTGGATATCCTTCTATCACACACTCTGAAGCACCTGCTGAGTGATTGGCAATGGCACAGTCAAAACCGCCCCTACGCATTTCATCTGCAATCTGATTACCATGCCTTTTCTGTTGTGCAACCTTTGTTCGCACTTCAAAAGTATATCCGTAATCACGCAACACTTCAGACACGGATTTAAACCATACATCATAAGTGATGTTGTAGAACTCTCTGTAGTTTCTATCTGATGATCTTATGATTAAACAATGTTTGCGAGTTACAGGTCTTGCTTCAATTATTTTACCACCCCAAATGTCTGTGATGTCCTTGTGGGCACCTCCTGACATTTTGTGCAGTTGCTTGTTTACCCGCTCACGGTGGAGATAATCCACCGGAGCAAGGCATTCTCCATTTTGATTGTGTGGCAGTGACCAACCGCAATATGTCAATCTACTCCAATGTTTAGTCCCTTGAGGGTTGGAAGGCGAACGATATCTCAAGTGAGGCATCATTGAATTGTCCCACCACCACCAGCGAAAACCAAATGGCTCGCGGTTGGGTTTAAACATAGTAGGCGGTTCACAACCTACCAACAACCAGTCTGCAGAGAAATCTGTAATTTTATCAGGCACTGTGTTGTCCACAGTTTTTCCATGCTCATCCTTTGGACGAGCGACTTGTGAATTAGGATCTATTTTCCAATAACCAAATGGCATAAGACTAGGCACTTAATGAACTGTGGGTTGAAACAGTTTGTAATAATTGTTGTTGGAATCGTAATGGTCTACAATACATTCTTCTATCAAACTAGGTTCTGCTAACAGTTCTATTTCAACATTATCAGCATCAATCACTTTTAGTTTGTCTTTTGTTTTTATATTCAAACCTGTTTTTTTGTTTAATTTTTCTTTTAGACCTTTTACTATTACACCTTCTCCATTCAATACTTCTTCCAATATAGGTTCCCAATCTGCAAAATTCTTCATGCCTTCATCAATGTAGGTCACACACATTTCAGGGCCTTCTAAATTTTGTAAATCTATCTGAATAAATTTTTCTTGTTTTTTGTATTGCTTTGCTTTTTTGCTGTATCTTGGTTTGTGTAATTGTGTTATGTAATAATAGTTCATTTTTGTGTCTCGTAATAAATATATTTATACATACTAACAAAAAACCACAAAATAAGCAAGAAAAAATGTTACCGTTTTAAATAAAGGTATGAAAGCACACTTTGTTGGCAATGGCGCCTCTCAAGAAATATTTTTGGCAAGACAGCGATATGGTTTTGTTGCTGTGGGCAATTATCCAAAACAAATCAAGTTTTGGGACTCCACAACCATAATAGATCACAAAATGGTTATATGGGTCAGCAACACCAACAAAAAATTATTCAAAGGCAAAGACATTTGGTGCACACCAGATGTAGCCAAGTGGGCAAGAAACTTTGACCTGTTAGGCAAGTGGCACGCAATACTTGAACCAAAGATTAAATTTAGTTCAGGACATCAAGCAGTGCAAAATCTATCTAAAAAATTTATGTTTATTGATTTATGGGGTATGGATTCCATGTATAGCGAAGATTTGTTATCCAAGATGGATGAAGACATACCAAGACCTAAAAGACCTCCACTCAATAATGATTGGAGACCTTATTGGCGTGATCTTTTTAAGAGATTCCCCAAAGTTAAATATACCATACACGCACCAGAAGGAGTGACAAAGATAGATTATGGCGAGAACTGTAGATACGAACTTCACTAAAAGAAAATTAGAGAAATGGTTAATTGGATTGACCAAGCCAAGAAAACAATTGGACGGTCTACCTGTGTGTCCTTATCTAAAACATTATAGAGATAGAATACATCTAGCAAGAAACAAAGACCCTGAAAGATTAGCAAGACATTTTGCAGAGGTAAAAGACATCTTTAAATTTGAGGCGTGTGTGGTGTTTGGTTTTTGGATGAGTTGGAACAAAATGGAAAAGATGGTAGATACATTAAACAAGGATCTAAAGAAGAAAGATGTGTGTTGTTTTATGATGCATCCAGATGGAGATGAAGATGTTTTACCAGTAGAATACCCATTTGACATACCTGTTTTAATTGTGCAAAAAATTAGCACATTAGAGAAAGCAAAAAAACAGTTAAGTAAAACAAACTACTACAAACATTATAAATAATACACAATCAGGAGCATTGCATGGCAATTACACTTAGAACAACAACACAAGCAGGAACAACCAACAAAGGTTCAACTCTTACACACGCAGAATTGGATGCCAACTTTGTTGATTTGTTAACAAGTAAATTAGCAGATATAATAGACGACACATCACCACAATTGGGTGGCAATCTTGATGTGAATGGACAAAAAATTACTTCTACTTCAGATGGAAACATTGATATTGAACCTAATGGCACAGGTGATGTTCTTTTAGGAAATTTTAAATTTGATGCTGATCAAACAGTTGATGCAGGAAAAGACAATTATGTCATGACATATGACAACGGCACAGGCAAGATCAGTTTAGAAGCGGCATCAGGCGGTGGCGGTGGAGATAGTGTTGGCGCAGGAAACAATATAGAAATTACAAATGCTGATTCGGCAGGTGAAAAAACAATAGCATTAAGAAGTCCACTTAACCAACCTGTTGATGCAGGTGATCAACAATTGAGTAATCTCTCAATCAAAAATTATGGAGAAATTGTTTACACATCAGGCACAGCAACAGGCACAATCACACCAGATCCAAACAATGGCAGTGTCCAAAAAATCACATTGACTGGTTCAATCACATTGAACAGTCTTTCAAATGTGGCATCAGGTGATTCAATGACATTGATTGTTAAACAACCTTCTTCAGGTGGACCTTACACACTTTCAAGTTCAATGAAATTTGCTGGAGGGTCAAAAGCATTATCAACAGATGCCAATGCCATAGACATAATCACAATATTCTACGATGGAACAGATTATCTCGCTTCATTGAGCACCAACTTTAGTTAAGGAGATAGTATGCCATTAGGCGCGGCAAGATTAAACACACTCGCAAAAGTATTAACTGTGACAGACACCAATAGATCCACAGGATTTTTGAATGTGACAGCAAATGGTGATGCCCAACTATCCAACGCACAATACAAATTTAGAACTGGCACACGAGGCGGTAGCATCTACATGGATGGTAGCGGTGACTATCTGTCTATGAATGATAACAGCGATAACAATCTAGACTTTGGCACAGATGATTTCACAATTGAATGGTTTCAATATCTCACATCATTGGACAGATTTGCAATTGATATGCGTAATGGTTCCAACGGCGCAAAAATTATGTTGTATTCTTATCCCTCAGATGGATCAGCAGATGATTTATATCTATGGGTAAATTCAGCAAACCGAATATCTGCTATGAATGTGTTGAGTGCCAACACATGGCAACACATAGCACTGGTGCGTGAATCAGGAACCACAAGTCTTTATGTGGACGGCACACAGAGTGGTGGAACATACTCGGACTCAAACAGTTACTCACATGATGAATTAAGAATATGGCACAATTCAATAGGGGGAGAATTTTATACCCCACCAGGTTATGTGGATGAATTTAGAATTTCAGACACAGCAAGATATTCAGGAGCATCTTTCACAGTGCCCTCATCAGCATTCATACAAGACAACAACACAAGACTATTGCTACATGGTGATGGTCCTTACGGATCAAACGGTAACAGACACATTGTGGATGACATAGGCGATTTAAGACCACTGGACATACACATAGAACAAAATGTGACAGTGAACAGTGGATCCCCGGCATCAATATCCACAGCACAATCAAAATTTGGTAGTTCCAGTTTGAGAATGAACGACAACAATTCACACTGTCAATATGTTTCACCTGCATGGGGTGATGCATTCACAATAGAATTTTGGTTCAGAGCAGATTCACTGTCAGGCGATCAATGGATGGCAGGTGTATGGGGTGGATCGCCGCATGGTGGATTCAACTGGGGCATATATCTGAATGGATCCACAGTGAAAGCATATGTGTGGAACGGCAGTTATCAATTGAACAATGCCACTATTGGGACAGCATCCTCAAACACATGGCATCATGTGGCACTCACATGGGATGGTAGCACCTACAGAACATTTCTAGACGGCACCGCGGGAGGATCAAACTCCAGTTCAACTGCTCCTGCTTTTGATCAATGGCAGGTCACATGGGTGGGCACAGTGGGAGGCACAACCAGCACCTTTGCAGGTTACATAGACGAATACAGACAGAGTGACACAGCAAGATACACATCAAATTTTTCACCTTCAGGATCAGCATTCACTAACGACAGCAACACAAAAGTTTTGCTACACTTTGATGGCGGAAATGGTGACACCACGACCACAGATGATGCCAGTTAATAAATAACACAAAGGAGAAACCAAATGCCAACATTTCCAAGTATATCAGCGGCGTCAACTGCAAATGTTGATCAAGGATCAGATTCAATCAGTCTAGCAAGACCAGACATAAAAACAACATTTGACAATGTTAATTCTATTATTTCTACCTACAATGGCAAAGTGATTGTGGTAACGGATGAAAGTCAATCATTCACAGCACAACAATATTTCAATCAACAAACATTAACAGATGGTGCAACAATCAATTGGAACCTTGCAACACAACAGGTTGCTGTTGTAACATTGGGCGGCAACAGAACATTGGCGGCACCCACAAATCAACAAGCAGGCGGTGTGTATACGATTGTGATCAAACAGGATGGCACAGGTGGACACACTTTAGGATTCAATAGTGCATACAAATTTCCAGGTGGTTCAGCACCTGTCATAACAACAGCGGCAAATTCTGTGGACATTGTTAGTTTTATCAGTGATGGCAGTAATATGTTAGGATCATTTGTGCAGGATGTTAAGTAATGCCTTTATTCAACACCAGCATACTAACAGGCAGTGAACAAGGTCAATTTGCTGTTGTGCAATTTGGTGGTCAAGAAGACAGTGGATCAACAGGCGGATCAAACATAGCAGGTGTAGTCAAACCAGGTAGTGGTGGAACCGTTGACAGTGCAGGACATACAGGTGCAGGCAACGAAACATTATATGATCCATTTAATCTTACAGGAGGCAGTAAACAGACAACTGCCACAGGACCATTCATTTACAACGATGGTTTTTTGTATGAGTATTCACTTGGTAGTGGACAACAAATTTCCAATGTATATTTTCAGATGAATCCTTCCAACTACGGTCAACAACACAGGGTAACATTAATTAAAACCTATGACAGTTTTGATGCAGGCATAGACAAAGTTTCATTGGTGCAAAGACTTACCTCTAACCCCAGCAGTGGAGACACAACTTACAACAATGCGGTTGTGATTATGGACCTTTTAAATAGATTAGGTGATTCAACAAATAACATCACTGACCTTGAAACCACTGCAACCTTTACACCTAGTTCAACATTCGGATATATCACAATGTTGCAAGTAGGTTTACCATTACAATCTAGTGGAAGTCGTAGAACAACTGGAACTTGTCGTTTCAAAATTGAACTTGTCTAATAAATAAAATTGTTCTACAAAGAACACACTTAAAAACAACAAACAAGGAGAACTACTATGTCAGCGGCTAGTAATTATTTAGAAAACGAATTGTTGGACCATGCATTAGGAACAGGATCTGCATTTTCACAACCATCAAATGTGTATGTGGGTCTTTTCACTTCTGCGGATTCAACAGGAGCAACAGCGGCAAACCTTGAAGCAGGAACTATCACTAACGAGATATCAGGCAACGGATACAGCAGACAAACTGCTACATTTGGAGCGGCTTCAGGTGGATCAGCATCAAACTCAGGTAACTTGACCTTTACTGCGTCAGGCGGAAACTGGGGCACAATCACTCATGTGGCAGTGCATGATGCTTCATCATCAGGTAATGTATTGTTCTATGGAGCATTAACAACTCCTAAAACAATTGAAGATGGTGACTCATTCCAAATCGCAACTTCTAACCTAACGATATCGTTAGCATAATCCTTAACAATTAAAAGGATTACCTAATGGCCGATTCCCGATATGTTGATCAGGGATATGTGGCCTCAGGCTATGTAGAGGTTACACTAGATGCTTCGGCTAGTCTTTCTAGCCAAGCATCATTGTCTGTATCAGCACTCAGAGTTAAAACTGCAACGATTAACCTTACGGTTGCGTGTAGTGTTTCCACGGGTGCAATACGGGCGGTCATAATCACTACAAATCTTTCTGCACAGGTATCTGTGTCTGCACAGGCACTAAAACAGATACCAGGCACTGCCACAGCGACAGGACAGTTCACACAGACTGCACAGGCAGACAAAATTTTACAGGAAGTAGGATTGACTCTTACTGCCGTCTTCACGGCACAACACCAAGAAGGTCTTTCATTCGAACTAGGTTTTTCTTCCTCTGCTACATTCCAAGCACCAACAACAAACGCAACAAGTTCATTTACACAAACTGCAACAGCAATAAGAATTCAACAAGGCACATCAACAGTTAATGCAAACTCCTCTGTATCAAGTGATGCTGACATAATCAGAAAAGGGATTTCAACAATCTCTAGTAATGCAACACTGACTGCTGATGCTGATGCCACTCTCAAAGGCATCCTGTCTATTGGATCATCTATCACAGTTGGAGCAAGTGCGGCGATTACTGCATCCGCAGGATCTACCATTTCATCCGCATTCGCATCCACTGTGGTGGGTGTAAAAGTTAGACCAGGTCAAAGCACAATTAGTGCTACCAGTTCACAAAGTGCTACAGGACAACTGATAGGTAAAGGTGCATCCACTGTTTCAGCGGCGGCAACAAGCACAGCAAACGCAATTAAGACAGCAGTATCCAATGCTGTGGTCACAGCACAATCTTCTATCACAGCAGTTCCAACTTTTATAGGAACAGGATTGGAGGCAGTGGTTGGTCCATTCACAGTTTCTGTGAGTGCAATCATCACAGCAAGTGCCAGTGCCACTCCAAGTGTTCAAGCCACAGTCACAGCAAATGCAATCAGCACAATTACCAACTCTGCAACACTGTCAGCACAAGGCACAGTTTCTGCAGATGGTGACTCAACATTAAGAAGTGGCACAACAATATCCAGCAGTATTACACAAACTACTGATGGTGATGCAGTCACAAGTTCATCTACAACAATATCAGGTGCGTTTACACAGACTGCAACAAGTGTAAAAATTAGACCAGGTGTTAGCACACAGACAATCCAAGCAGGTGTTTCTGCAAGTGGTATAAAAGTTGTTAATGGTGCGTCTACACAATCAACAGCATTCACACAGACAACAACAGCAACAAAACAAGTTTTAAGTTCTTCAACAATGTCCGCTGTGTTCAGTGTTGCTCCTGTGCCACAAACTGTAATTTTAGGAACAATAGACATCTTTGTTAACCAAAGTAATAAAACTTGGGACACAATGGGAACATGGCAAGAACCATTACAAGAATATTGGGCAAACAATTTTGTAGTTTCAGCAGACTTTATAGCAGGTGGTAGAACATTACCAACAGCGGTGTTCACACAAACTATTGATCCCACTATTGTTTGGGGACCTACACTTTCTATCACAGGTGCGTTTTCACCAACCTTGACAGCAACTAAGACAGGTTTCTTACAAACAACACCTAGCAGTCAATTCACTGCCACAATAACAGCAATTAAAACAGCGGTGGGCACAGCAACGCCAACAGCACAGGCAACTGTGACACCTACAGCAGTCAAGACCACAAGAATTACACAGACATTGAGTGCTCAGGCATCTATCACAGAGGCTGTCACAAAATTAGTAAGAACAGGTTCAACACCAAGTTCACAATTCACAACAAACGGTGTGCTACCACCAACTAGAGTAAGAACAAGTGCTATACCGGCTTTAAGTTCAACATTCTCAATAAGTGCCGCAGTGCCACTCATTGTTGCATTTGGTATATCAACCAAATCCAGCAGTTTCTCTATGTCTGTGTCAGCAGATAGAATAAGATTAGGTATAAATGAAGTTTATATCAGTATTGCAACAGTGGCAGATGTCAATCCTACAATAATTTGGGGACCAACAATTACATTCCAATCTGTGGCAAGCATTTTAAGTTTAGGATTGGGTTATGCCATAGATCCATGGAGAACATTACCTATCAGGTCAGAGACTCGTATAAATATCTTAGAACAAGAAACAAGAACCTACATGATACCAAGTGAAACAAGAACTTTAAAAGTTCTGCCAGGCGCAAACACTAGAGTTGTTAATGAACCAGGTATAATTGACAGGAGAGAGGGATAATGGCAACACTCACAGGATACAAACAAGACAGAGTTGGACAATTCATAGAAAAAGATCCATTTGCGGTGCTGGACTTCAGTCTAGATTTTACAAATTGGATGCCTACAGGCGATACAATTTCCTCAATCACAGTGACAGCAGAAACTATCTCAGGCGATGCCGCACCATTAGTGATTGATTCTACTAACAACACAAATTATGTGGCAACAGCAAATATATCAGGCGGCACAGCAGGCAATATCTACAATGTTGAATACAAAATTATTACAAACAATTCATTAAAAGATTCTAGAAACATTAGAATAAAAGTATTGGAAAGACAAGCATAATGGATAAAGAAAAAGATAATCACAGAGGCAAGAAAGTAGATAAAGAAATAATCTACAAGTTATCTTGCGAAATGGCAACCTATGAAGAGATTGCTGTGACTGTGGGTATATCTGTAAAAGCATTAAAAAAGAAATATAAAAATTTAATTCTGAAAGGCAGAGAAGACGGAAAGAAAAGTCTTCGTAGAGCACAGTTTCAGAAAGCATTAAATGGTGATACTAAAATGATGGTATGGTTGGGCAAACAATATCTTGGTCAAAAAGATTCACCAGAAGACAAAGAAGGAACACAACCACTACCATGGGAGGATTAACAAATGGCACTGTCAGACGCCCAAAAGTCAATATGCGATTCACCAGCACGGTTCAGAGTGGCAGTGACGGGAAGACGATTCGGGAAAACTTATTGTGCTATCCGAGAATTGGCAAGGCACGCGGCAAAACCCAATCAGGAGTGTTATTATGTGGCACCAAGTTATCGCATGGCAAAATCCATTGTGTGGGATCAGTTCAAAACAAAACTGAAACAACTGAGATGGATAGAACAAACTAACGAGGCAGAATTAACAATGAGATTAAAGTCAGGTTCAAAAATATATCTAAAAGGTGCAGAAAACAAAGATGCATTAAGAGGTGTTGGTTTGGATTTTTTAGTTATGGATGAGTTTCAAGATTTAGATAATGAATTATGGACTGCTGTATTAAGACCTACACTGTCTGACAAAAAAGGCAAAGCATTGTTCTTAGGCACTCCAAGAGGTGTTGGATCATTCAGTCATGATATGTATTCAATGGCACAAAGCACAGACGACTGGGAAGCATTCACATACAAAACTGTGGAAGGCGGACAAGTTGAAGAAACAGAAATAGAAGAAGCAAAGAGAGACCTAGACACAAAAACATTTGAACAAGAATACTTGGCAACTTTCAACACATATTCAGGCATGGTATATTACAATTTTGACAGAGCAAAAAATGTTGTGCCTTGTAATGGTTTAGACACAAAAGAAATACACTGTGGGATTGACTTCAACATAGATCCAATGAGTGTGGCAATCAGTGTAATTGTAAACAACAAAATTTATTTTATAGATGAAATTAACATGACAGGATCAAACACAGATCAAGTGTGTGACGAATTAAGAAGAAGATATCCAAACAGCAGAATCATAATGTATCCAGATGCCGCAGGTAGACAGAGAAAAACATCTGCAGGTGGTAGAACAGATATATCAATTTTACAGAACGCAGGATTTAGAATAAATGTCAAGATGGCCAATCCACCAATCAGAGACAGAGTAAATGCTGTAAATAGTAAGTTAGAAAATTCAAAAGGAGAAAGATCATTATTTGTAGATCCAAAATGTAAGCAGATAATCAAAAGTTTAGAATCAATGACATACAAACCAAACACATCAGTAATACACAATGACGATAACACGCACATGGCAGATGCTGTTGGTTACCTTGTTGATTTCTTATATCCATTAAGAACAAATTATTCTGCCCAACAACCTACAAGATGGGCATTCTCAAAAAACACACAAGGAGTAAGCAATGCCCGTTATTAGAGATAGACTTATAAAAGGTGATTCAAGATACGCAGTGGACTATATCACTGACGCTCATGCAGGATACAAATATTATCACAACAGATGGCAGTTCCTAGGTGATTCTTACACAGGCGGTTATGACTTCTTTGCAAGTAGATATCTAGAACCATACTACTATGAATCAAGAGATGATTACGAAAAAAGATTAAGACAGGTTGCATTGGACAACCATGTGTCTTCTATTGTGGGCATTTACAATTCATTCTTGTTTAGAAAAAATATCAAAAGGGAAGTTGAATCATTAGAAACAGATACAAACTATCAAGCATTTATTAAAGACGCTGACCTAGATGGAAGAACATTTGCTTCTTTTATGAGAGATGTCAGTGCAATGGCAATGGTGTATGGAAACGCATGGGTTATTGTAGACAAACCAAACAATCAAGTATTCACAAGAGCAGAAGCATTACAGCAAAACATCAGACCATATGTTTCAATGTTCACACCAGACAATGTGTTGGATTGGAAATATGAAAGACAAGCAAATGGTTTATACCAACTGACGTATCTAAAAGTAAAAGAAGAAGTAATTGAAGACGAACAATTTATTAGAGAATACACACCTACAGAAATTAATGTATACAAATTGTATGGCAAAGAGAAGAAAGGTGAATATATCGAAACAATACCAAACACATTAGGCAGAATACCTGCTGTATGTGTGTATGCAAAAAGATCAAACATAAGAGGTATTGGTATAAGTGCTGTGGGCGATATTGCTGATCAGCAAAGAATGATTTATGAAGAATATTCAGAGATAGAACAAATTATAAGATTAACCAATCATCCAACTTTGGTTAAGACAGCGGACACCGAAGCAAGTGCAGGCGCAGGTTCAATTGTGCAACTACCACAAAACCTTGATCCAGGTTTAAAGCCATACCTTTTACAGCCTAATGGATCGTCAATTGAATCTGTGCTATCATCTATACAAAGAAAAGTAGATGCCATAGACAGAATGGCGTGTTTGGGTGGAATAAGATCAGTGGAGTCTAGAAGATTATCAGGCATAGGATTACAAACAGAGTTCCAAATGCTTAATGCTAAATTGGCAGATTTTGCAATGAATCTAGAACACGCAGAAGAACAAATTTGGGACCTTTGGACTGCTTTGGAAGGCAAAACATTTGAAGGTCAAATAACATATCCAAGATCCTTTTCAATACAGGACAAAGCGAACGATATCTCAGTGTTAAAAATAGCAAAAGACGCCAAACCAGCAGATCCTATGATTGTAGAAAAAATTGATAGAATGATTATTGAAACAATCACAGAAAAAACTTATGACGAAGTCAAAGAGGCAATGGCGGAAGAACAACCTGCGAAAGACATGATGCAACACGCACCAATCACTGACTTGAATGACATGGTGATGCATTTAAGAAAAATGGTTGAAGCAGGTTACACAGACGAAGAAATAAAATCATTACATCCAGAATTAGCACAATTATTCACGACTGGTCAAAATGAAGAATAGGACTTCAGATGGCAAAGAGAAGAAGAGTAGCAAAAGATAAAAGCACAGGTATTCCAAAGAAATATCTATCAGGTGTTAAGGGTGGCAGAAGAACACAATTAGCAAGTGTCATCAATCAAATATCCAGATTATACAAACAAGGCAAAACTGTGCCGCGTAGTCTAATACAAAGGAGAATGAATCTTGGCAAAAAAAAGAAGTAGACCATTAAAAGCATCAACTCTTAAAACATTAAGAGCAAAAGCAAACAAAAGCAAGACATTCAATCTTGCTGACCTTAGATCCGTGTATAGAAGAGGACAAGGTGCTTTCCTTAGTGCAGGTTCAAGACCAGGCGTAGGAATGAATCAATGGGCAATGGGCAGAGTGAACAGTTTATTGAGAGGTTCTAGAAAACACGACCTTGATATAAGAAGAAGAGCAAACAGGAGAAAATAATGAAAAAGATAAAAGATTTTTTTAACAAGATATGGACATGGATACATGGCAAAATATCAAGGTAGAACAGTAAAACTTAACACACCATCCAGAGGTGATGTAAAAAAATTTAAAGTGTTTGTTAGAGACAGACGCACAGGCAATGTCAAAAAAATAAACTTTGGACAAAAAGGCATGACTATTAAGAAAAATAATCCTGCAAGACAAAGATCATTTTTGGCACGAATGGGTGCTGTGCTTGACAAAGTTAAAGGACAAAAATCGTTATCACCAGCATACTGGAGTATGAAAGCATGGCGATAACATCAGCATCAGCAGTTTCTTCTTTGATTGGTCCAAGACCGTCAAAAAGAAAATTTAAACTAAGAACAGGAGGACGCATAATGCCAGGGACTAGAGGAAAAAGAAAAATGTCATCTCGTCGTGGTGGTTCAAGAAGACCAGCGACTAGGGGCAAAAAGAAAAGAAGATAATAAATAAGTTTCTAATGTGTTTGTAAACACATGGAGGGCACTCTAACTCATTATACAAAGGAGGACATAATGGACGCAGAAACACAAGCGGTAAAAACACAGGACACTGCACCTGTAAACGAACAGCAGGCACAGACAACAGTCAGTGAAGAAAAAACTGAAACTTTCTCTCAAGAAGCAGTTAATAAAATAGTTGCAGAAAGAGTAGCAAAGGAAAAAGCCAAATACGATAAAAAGTATGGAAGCATTGATGTTGATCACTACAACAGGTTGGTCGAAGCAGAAGAAAAGGCAAGACAAACTGATTTGGAAAAAAGAGGCGAGTTTGAAAAGTTGTTGAAAGAACAAGCAGACAAATTTGCTTCAAAAATAAACCAATATCAGTCAGAACTTACTTCTATTAAGATTGACGGAGCATTGTTAAGTGAGGCTTCAAGTCTAAAAGCGGTTAATCCTAATCAGGTTACACAACTTTTAAAAGGACAATTGAAGTTGAATGAAACAGGCACAGTTGATGTGATAGACACAAACTCGGGTCAAGTGCGTTATAATGACAAAGGCGAACCGATACAAGTTAAAGACTTGGTGCAGGAGTTTCTTCAAGCAAACCCACACTTTGTCTCAGCAGGACCTTCAGGGTCAGGCACAGGACAAGGAGCAGGCAAGCAACAGACTGTGACAGACAACGATATAAGCAAACTAAACATGAGTAATCCTGAACACAGGGAGCAATATCGAAAGATCATGGCATCCAAAGGGATCTCTGTTTAACATTTTATAACAAAGGAGAAATAAAATGGCAAATGAAGTAACAAGTTCGATAGTAAGCGAACTATACTCAAACATCGTTCAGTCGGCTTTATACACATACAGTGAACAAGCAGTTATCAGACCTGTTGTAAGAAATTACGACATGACAGGAACTCCAGGCTTAACAGCACAGGTTCCAAAATATCCTGCCATCACTGCAAGTGATTTAACTGACGGAACAGATCTATCAGCAAACACGGCTTTCAACACAACATCAATCACGATGTCAGCGGCTGAAAGAGGTGCTAAGGTAACTTTAACTGACCTTGCAAAAGAAACTGCACAAGAAGATGTTGCGGCGGCTATTGGAAGACAGTTAGGTGAAGCAATGGTTAACAAAGTAGACGGTGAAATCGCGGCATTGTTCCCATCATTCTCAAACAGAGTTGGTGCGGCAGGTGACGGTATCACAGCAGAGACTATCTTCAAAGCAGTTGGTCAATTAAGATCACAAAATGCTAGAGGACAAGTATTTGTAGTTCTGCATCCATTCCAAGCAATGGATCTTAAGATCCAATTAGCAGGTGCTGGAAACACTAACATGGCAAATCCACCACAAGTAGGTAACACAGTTCTTACTTCAGGTGTTGTTGGTTCAATCGGAGGAGCAATCATCCTAGAATCTAACAATGTTGGTAAAGACACTAACGATTCAACTTCAGGAACAGGCAACTTTGTAGGTTGTGCATTCACACAAGATGCAATTGGCTACATGGTTAAGAGAAACATCAGAGTTGAGTCTCAAAGAGACGCTTCTTTAAGAGCAGACGAAATCGTAGGTTCAATGGCTTATGCAACAGCAGAACTATTTGACGAATACGGTGTTGGTGTTTTAGGAAAAGCATCGTTATAATAAATAACAGTCTGCAATTAATATTGCTAGGCATATTAGGAAGGGCGTTAGGAAACTTTCGCCCTTTCTTTTTGAGTAGAAGAATAAATAATCATATCAAGGCAAGTAGAACTTGCTTGAATTAACGGAAAGGGCAGGAACCCATACTATGGCAACACTTTTAACCATTGCAGATCTTACACAATACGAACCAGACATCTTAGGATACGGTATACCTGATTTCGATGCAGAGATCACAAAAGCACAGAACGATGTGTTCCGTGATTTACGCATCAGATGGTGGCCTACTCATATGTCAGGACTGTATGATCTCAAATACATCACAGGTGGCAACAACGAACCAGATGATGACTTATACACAGCAAGCCAATTGACAAGAGCGGCTTGTTATCAAGCATTAGGGTTTCACATCTATCCAAAATTAGCAAAATTTGACGCAGATCAAGATATCTTTGAAAGAAAGATGGAGTTCTATCGTAAAGAGTATGAACGCGAATTTGATCTTGTGTTGAGGGACGGCATAGAATATGATTTGGATTCATCAGGCACTGTCACAGACGATGAAAAAGAACCAACTCATTATCTACGCCTAAAAAGGTAGTAGATGTCAAACAGAGAAAACGCAACAACCAATATCATAGATGTCTTAACAGACATGAATTCACCAAGACCTTCTTTTGTCACACGTGAACCTATTGACATACTAAAATTAGCAATTACACAATTTCCTGCAATACTTGTAACCACAGGCAATGAAGTCAGAGAAGACCATGCAATGGGTGGAGCAAGAAGAGGCACAATACAGGTCAACATAAGAGGTTATGTGAGAGCAGATGGCAGATCAGGATCTGTGACCACAGTGGACCAAAAAAGAAATGAATTGATTGAAAGAATAGAAGAAACATTGAATTCAGATAGAACAAGAGAATTGAACACATTGAGGGCGGCGACGACACACATAACTTCTGTAGAAATAATTGATAGAACTCCACCATTAGGAGAGTTTTTAATGACAGCAGAAGTTAGATATTCATTTACGAAAGGAGCAGTGTAATGCAAGTAAAATATGTGAAAATGATTGACAACAACGAAGAAGTTGTGCAAGTAGAAGCAGACAGAGTTTTAAGATTTCTTGATCAGGGATGGAGATTATTTGATGATATTCCATTGGGTCAGAAAGCGTCACAAGGGTCAAAATACAAACTGAGTATTGAGGCACAAGTGACTTCACCAACAACCAAAAAGAAGCGTAAGAAAACAACAACACCAAAGTTGAACGATGTGATTGAAATCACTGACGACGATGAAGGTGAAGATGTAATTTTACCTAACAATCTAAAGGAGGACTAATATGGCAACATATACAGGCGAGAACGGCAAAGTATCTGTAGGTGCAGATAGTGCCGGTCAAACAACCGTTGCAGAAGTTCGTTCTTGGACAGTTGAACACACTAAAGATGTTATTGAGGACACTGTGATGTCAGATGCCGCTAGAACTTTTAAGAGTGGATTACATCAATTCACAGGTTCAATGGAGTGTATCTACGACGACACTACTGCTCAATTGGCTTTAGGCGCTTTTCAACCAGACACAGATACGGCTCTTAGAGTTGAATTCTATCCAAACGACGGCGCGGGCAAAAAATTTGCAGGAAATGTTATCGTTACTTCGGTATCAAGAACAGCAAGTTTTGACGACTTGGTTACTGTGACTGTAAATTTCCAAGGCACAGGACCATTGAACACAGACGCTTACAACACATAAGAAATTATAATGTTTACAGCGAAAGTGTCAAACATAAATGCGGTGCTATCTGCGGTTAAAAAAGACATATCGCAGATAGGCACCAAAGTGGCAAACATAATTTTGATTGAGGCAAAGAAATTAACTCCAATCAAAAAAGGTAGAGCCAGAAAGGGATGGCGTGTTGAACGAAAAGGTAAAAATACACATATCGTTAACCGCGTTCCTTATATTGGACTATTAGAACGAGGGCGATCAGAACAAGCACCTAGGGGAATATTACGACCCACAGTGCGTAGTTTAAAAAATAGGAGAAAACTAAAATGAGTAATATACTAAAAAATGCTAAAGAGCATTTCAGAAACAAACTCAACGGTGAACTTCACAAGGTCGCAGTTGAAGAATGGAAACAAGATGTCTATTATAAAGGCACTTATTCCTTTGCAACAGAATCAAAAATAATGCAACTGCAACAAGAAGGCAAAGTGGCAGAAGCATTAGTTGAAAGTATTTTGCAAAAAGCATTGAATCCAGAAGGTAAACCTTTGTTTTCAAAATTTGACAAGCAGACACTGATGCATGATGTGGATCCTGCTGTGTTAATTAAAATTGCAAGTGCAATTAACAAGGCGACTACTGAATACAGAAGTGTGGATGAAGTCGCAAAAAACTAAGAGAGGATGTTGAACTATTTCTATTGTTGCGTATTGCTAAAGAATTAGGCAAGTCAATAGAAGAAGTTATGCAGTTTAGCATCCTAGAAATACAACTTTGGAGTGCGTATTTTAAATTAGAGCATGACGAACAACAGAAGGTAATGAAGAGTGGCGGAACGAATAAACATAGAACTAGTCGTCGTAGATAAAACAACTGCGGCACTAAAAAGAACAAAAGCAGGAGTTGTTAATGTCAATTCTAGTCTTATGAAGACTAGTGCATTGGCAAAGACAGCAGTTGCGGCTCTTGGTGCCTTTGGAGCGGCTAGGATTGTTAAGAGTGTTGTCAATGTTGGTCAACAAGTAGAAGAACTAGGATTAAGATTCAAGTTCTTATTTGGAACGGCTGAGGAAGGTGCAAAAGCATTTGACAACTTGGTTAATTTCGCCGCTAAAGTTCCTTTCACACTTGAAGAGATACAACAGGGTGCAGGTAACCTTGCTGTTATTTCTGAAAACGCAGACGAATTATCCACAAACTTAGAACTTGTGGGTAATGTTGCGGCGGTGACTGGACTTGATTTCAGAACAACGTCAGAACAAATACAAAGAGCATTTGCAGGTGGTATTGCTTCCGCAGACATCTTTAGAGAAAGAGGTGTAAGGGCATTATTAGGATTTAAGGAAGGTGCTAAGGTAAGTGTTGAAGAAACACGAGAAGCATTCCAAAGAGTGTTTGGTAAAGGTGGACAATTTGGTAATGCCACAGATGAATTTGCAAACACACTTACAGGAACGATATCAATGCTTCAAGATAAATTGTTCAAGGTGCAGAAAGCCATATCAGATGGATTCTTTGAAGAATTAAAAACACAATTTGGCGACTTGAATGATGTATTGAATGAGAACGAACAAACCATAGAACAATTTTCCAAAACAATTGGTGAAAGTCTTGCAGAAGGTATTAGAAAAGCAGTAGATGCCTTTGCATTTTTAAGAGAGAATCTTGCTGAAGTTGAAGCAGTGTTAGGATTAGTTTTCCTTGCTTCAAGAAAAGTTGTAAAAGGCATAACAGGATTGGTCTTAATTGTAGATTCAGTCAATAGAAAAATTAGAGAATTAAAAGAAAGATTAGGATTATTAGACACAGAATTTAACAAAGTTGATGCAAACGCACCTATGTATGACGACTTTAGTCATTCTGTAGATAATGCAACAGAAAGCACAAAGAAAAACACAGAAGCAGTTGTAGAATCCACAGCGGCATATGATGACCATAATGATGCAGTGGCAGAAGCAAACAGAAAAGCACATGAACAAGAAGAAAGAGACAAAGCCGCGGCAAAAGAGAAAGCGGACCTTAAAAAATTATTAGAAGCAAACACAAAAAAATTGTTGGCAATGAACAAAGCAATGTCCAATGATTTATTAATTGGTGCATTAGAAAAAGTTACAGACGGTGCTGACCTATTACAAGGATCCATAGATGCAGTGGCTGGTGGATTTGAAACATTTAGAAGCACAGCATCAACGGCATTGACTGATGTTTTGATGGGCACAAAAAGTTTAAGTGATGCTTTAGGAAGCATTGTCAAAGAAACACTAAGAGCATTAATACAAGGATTTATAAATTTAGGTATAACAATATTTGTATTAGAACCACTAGAAGATTTTTTAAGAAAAGTTTTCAAAAGACAAAGAGACATAAACAAAGAACTTAAAACAGAAATTGGTTTAAGAGCAATACTGGCACTATTTGGTGGTGGCGGTGGTGGAGGTATTCCTTTCCTAGCAGACGGTGGACCAGTATCTAAAAATCAACCATACATTGTGGGTGAAGAAGGACCAGAATTATTTGTGCCTAACAAATCAGGAACCATTGTTCCAAACAACATGATGCCACAAGCAGGATCATCAGGTGGTTCAGCAATGGGTGGAGATGTCACTGTAAACTTTAATATTAACACAGTGGATGCGGCAGGCATGGATGAATTATTGGTAGACAGAAGAACAACCATTGTTGGCATAATAAATCAAGCATTAAACCAAAGAGGAAGAGTAGGAGTGACAAATGGCTAGTATAGGATTTTTCAACGGATCATCATCAATCTTGTCAAATGTAAACGAGATAGACTTTAGAGCAATAAATTTTAGACAGGAAACAATAACTGCCATCACAAAAACAAATTCGGGCAGAACAATAAGAGCAAGTGCGGCAACCACACTTTGGAGAGCAACACTGGACTTTCCTTCATTGTCATTTCAACAATTTAGACAGATACAAGGCTTTGTTGCATTGGCAAGAGGACCGTTGAATGATTTTAAAATTATACTAACAAACATTTCAAGCAGAACAGCAGGCGCGGCAACTGGCACAGTCACAGTGGGTGGCACAGATTCAAAATCTTACACAGCAGGCGCAACCAGTGTTGAAGTTAGTCTTGCAAGTTGGAGTTCAGGCACAATCATAAACATGGGTGATGTGATTAAATTTAGTAACCATGACAAAGTTTACATGGCAACAACAGATATAACTCCTGATTCTTCAGGTAATGTGCATATCAATTTTGAACCACCATTAACAGCGGCAGTGCCAAACGCCGCAACTGTGTCATATGACAATGTTGCATTCAAAATGATTTTTTCAAATGATTTGCAAGAATATAGATATAACACAGATGGCACAGTGAATTGTAGGATTGATGTTGAGGAGGTTATCTAATGACAAGGGAGTTTCCCGCAACATTAAGTTCATATCTAGCAGGCAATTCGTTTGTCAGCGTCTTACTGCTTAAGATACACTTACCCAGCGGTGCTTACACATATTGGACAGATGCGCCTTATGATATTTCATACCTAGGCAACACATATGAAGCACAAGGAGATTTTTTATCTGTGTCTGAAGGACAAGAAACTTCAGAGGTGCAGATACATTCTGTGCAGATACAGATCACAGCATTGAACACTGCCAACATTACCACTTATGGTGTTAGTGGCATAATCAACAGAAGTGTAGAAATATACAGAGGATTCTTAGATCCTATCACACAACAACTGCAAGGTGATTCTGCAGGTGACAGTGTGTTTCTCTTATTCAAAGGCAGGGTAGCGGCATATTCTGTAAGTAACAATGTGAATAACGCAGATGTCACATTGCAAGTGAGTAGTCAATTTATAAATTTTCAACGAACATCAGGCAGACGCAGTAATTTGACCAACTTCCAAAGAGAACATCCGCAAGACTTTGGTATGCAATATTCACATGAAACACTGTCTGATATTAATTGGGGGAAATCTGCATGATAATAAGACAAATGAATAAAGAAGACATCAATGCCATGATTGATTGTATTAAGACACAGGCATTGGATGCTGATCTACCAAGTAGCGATGAAATAGATGTAGAACATCTAAGTCATGTTATAAGAGACGCATTGATAGATCCAAGATATTATGTGTTGGTTGCTGTGGAACAGGATCATATTATAGGATTCTGTGCAGGTATGCTGACAATGAAACATTGGAATCCTAAGATATATGGAGAAATATTTTTCATATACACACACCCAGAAAGACGCTCCAAGCAATTGGCGGACAGTCTTTTTGATGGTTTGGTCAAATGGTTCACAGAACAAAAATGTGCATATGTTATTACCAGTGTGCTACACTTTGATGAACACTTCAAACCAAGAGAAGATTATATGCGTAAGGGTGACATATATTTTAGATCAAAAAATTTACAACCAATAGGACAATACTACATCAAAGGAATAAACGGCTCGCATGAAGGTTTATAAGAAAATAGTTTACGACAAAGACATGAATGTCATAGAAGAAGATTCTTATGACTACAAAGGTCCTGTCACAGAGTGCAAAGGTGGAGGTGGTGGTAACCCCATTAAAAAAGTTTTCAAGAAAGTTTCTAAAATTTTCAAGAAAATAATTAAAAAGATCACTTCTTTTGTGGGTGATGTGTTTGGCTTTGTGTTAAAACCTTTTGGTTTACCAGAATTGGGTGGGTTTGACGCAGACAACATCGCATCAGGTGTAAAACTGACCAAACCAGGCACTAACATTGGAATCCCAGTGGTGTATGGTTATAGGCGTGTGGGGGCTATACCCATATTTGCTGAAACAGACGGATCCAACAACAGAGATCTGTATGTGGTTTATGCGGTGTGCGAAGGAGAAATACAAGGTTTTAGAAAAATCTTTGTCGACGGACACTTTGTTGGTATTTCTCCCAGCGGCACTTATTACACAAAAGAAACTCCATTAAATGGTGCAGGCAGATACGCTGGTAACCTACAATTTGAATGTATGAATGGCACAGAAACACAACCAGAATCTCAACTTATGCAAGGTTCACCCACTTGGCGAAGCAAACAGAGAACAATGCCAGGATTGGCATATGTTGCATTTAAGTTTAGTTGGTTTGCATCCACACAGGAAGAAGTAGATGCCAATCCTTACGGAGGTGGACTACCACAAATAGAATTTGAATTGAACGGCAGAAAAATTTATGATGTAAGAACACATTCAGGCGGATTGGACCTAGCAAATGATTACGAAAATCTTACAAAAACATTTACAAGCAGTTCACGGGGTGATGTTGGTTGTAATCCAGCAAACATTGTGTTAGATTATCTTATGAATCCTAGATATGGCGCAGGATTTAAGAAAGAAGAAATAAACGCAACCAGTTTCAAAATAGCGGCAGACAAATTGGCACAAACTGTGACCTTTGATCCCAATCTTACTTCCAATAACACAGGTCGTGTAATGGATTGCAACGCAGTGCTAGATACCACACAAAAAATTTTAGACAACTGTAAAACTTTGTTGTCAGGAGCAAGATCTTATCTACCATATGTGGAAGGCAGATACAAATTAAGAGTTGAAGATGGTGGACATCCTACAGACATTACATCCAGCACAGTTTCTGTTGCATTTGACATCACAGAAGATCATCTTGTTGGTCCAGTCACACTGTCAGGTGAACAGAAAGACACAAAATACAATCAGGTTATTGTGAACTACATAGATCCAATGATGGAGTTCAGTTCGCAACAAGTGTTCTTCAGCACAGCGGGTGACAAAGCAATAGATGACGATGAAGACCTAACAGGAGAATTTACATTTGAAACATTGACCAATAGAGCAATAGCACAAGACATAGCAAGAATGATCTACAAAAAATCTAGAGCACAAAGACAGATACAATTTGTAGCAACACAAGAATTGTTAAATGTTGAAGTGGGAGACATTGTAAGAGTCACAGACACAATACTGGGATTGAATCAGCAAACATTCAGAGTGATGGGACTCACATTGGAATTGAATGGCAATGTAAAAATAGAAGCAGTTGAACACGATGCCACTGTGTATCCCCATGTTGCAACAGAACAACAAGAATTACCACCACCAGTGTTCTTACCTAATCATTATTTCAACAAAGTAAGAACAAAACCACAGGAACCTGTAAACACAAACTATCAGAATCCAGATGGAACACCACCAGAGAGAGAACAAGAACCTGCACAACCTATTGTGGAAAGATTTATAGATCCTACCATAGTAACTGTGAACACAGCCATTTATGAAAACAAGAGTGCAGACTCATTCCTGTTTCAGAACAAACAGACCAACGCAAAAACAAATATGACACCTTCTCCAAACGGCTTGAATGGTGCTGTAAGGATTGACAACGGTCCAGATGTAATTTTCAAAAGAACCTTTTCAACAACAATGGTGCCAATTGCACAAATGGCGCCAACATTTCCAGATGGTGATGCCAACGGTATTGAAATATCAGTGTTGAACCAAGACGGTAGCAAGTTTTTTAGAACCTATGACTTTAGGGAAGAGATTGGTATCAACCGCCCATTACCAAATTCACAAACACAAACAGGTCAGGTTACAACCATTCAACCTAGTAAAGGAATACCTACATTGATTTACGAAGTATTAAATGTGCCATTATACAAAGGATCTGAATACACAGTGAGATATATCAATTTCAGCACAAGAAAAACTTACATAACAGGTGGCAGTATAGGCAGTTGGTCAGGATTTTCAACACACACTTACACCAGAAAAGGCAACACCATCAGCAACTCAGGTCTAGAAGGCTTTATAAATTATTTGGCAGAGAATTTTGGATTGGATGGATCGAGAGTGAATCTAGGAGGATAATATGCCAGGCACAGGTTATTTTGATAAAACATCACAGACATACAAATCCTTACCCACGGAGACTTGGGCATCATACACCAATTGGAGCACATTTACATCTTGGGCAGGCACGCCCAGTGCAAGTGTGTCCTTTACCACACCTATTCGAGACGCAGGCAAGATAGCAAATTGGAATCCCATAGTGAATGTGTCAGCATCAATACCACCAGACATCACAATCTTTGCAGGCGAAACATTGGAAAGCACAGGGCAGATGGATATCGCATCTACCACTGTGATCACACCAGGCACCGATCCTGTGAGTGCTGTGTATGGCAGATATTTCCAATTCAAGTTCACATTGAACAAAGACAGTGCCACACAGAATGATCCTGAGATAGCGGCAATAGATATTGACCTTAGAGAGAACACAATCACAGTAAATCAAGCAGACATTGACACCAGCACATTGGGTGGCAGTGTGGGACAGCGTAATCTCACATTCAATCAGAACATAGGAAAATTAACCAGTGTGATTGTGCAACCGCACTACACGGGTTTGGATGATTCTGCGGGAGACAAGCAAACACCCATTGTCTACATAGACAAAACATCAACACCCACTGTATTAAATATATTCAACATAGACACATATGGCAAACGCACACGCATGGACTGTATCATAGATGTTCAAGCAACAGGTTTGCCCAAATTAGTCAGCGATGACACAGGCATAAGGGAGGACAACTAATGGCTTGGCCAACAAGTAAACCAGATTCAAATAAATTTTCTTCTGACGGAGATTCCATAAAAGATTCAAGACCAGAACTGAAAACAATGTCAGACGCTGTGAACAACATAGTGGATTTCATAGATACCAGCAGTATTGCAAACAACAAAATTTTAAAATACAATTCAACATCAGGTGCATTGGAATTTGTAACAGAATCAGGCGGTGGTGGTGGAGGATTGGCAAATGTTGTAGAGGATACCTCTCCACAATTGGGTGGTAACTTAGACATGAATGGTCAACAAATTGTGACCACTTCAAATGGCAACATAAAATTATATCCTAATGGAACAGGTGTGGTTGAAGTGGGAGGAGACGGTGCAAGTGCAGACGGAACCATACAATTAAACTGTTCACAAAATTCACACGGAATAAAATTGGCATCTCCACCTCATTCAGCGGGACAATCCTACACATTGACCTTTCCCAGCACAGCACCTGCCAGCGGAAAAATATTACAGACTGATGGCAGTGGTAATTTAAGTTTTGTGGATTTACCCAGTGTAATAGACACACAGATTGTGGCAGGCACAGGCATTTCAGTATCACAACCAGACTCAGGAGGTGCGTTCACAATCACCAACACCTCACCAGGAGGAGGATCAATCAGTCCACTCACAGCAGACTTGGATACCAAAGGATTTGAAATAGGTAATCTAACCACAGACTCAGCAGGTGAAGTATCTCCTATGGCAATGGCTTTTACAGATGGTGGCTCGGGTGGTGGCAGTAGACACATCAATATGTATAACAAGGATTATGGCGGTCTCACAGCATTTTTACAGAACTATAAACCAGGCAGAACCAATTATGATTATGGTGGATTACAATTTAGATCCTATCAAAGTTCTAAGAACATGACATCTACAGCAGGTGTTCATCTTGATTATGTTGAATTAAAAAGTATAAAATCAAATCTTACAACCCACGACCATTCTATTACTTTAGGAGAGACTGGACTCAATATTAGTGCCAGCGGTGGGACACAATATGGCGGAAGAAATTCCAATTTATCAATCTCGTCCAGTCACAAGATACAGTTAAAGGCATCAGGAGGTGTTGTGTTGAGCAACAGCACTGTTCCGGGAGCAGGACAACAAATCACTTTGGACATGAAAGGCAACTACCTAAATGATTACAAGTTGGTGTTCCCAGCAAGTTTAAGTGACGGACCATTGTTTGTCACACAGGTCACGGCGGACAGTGCAGGTGATCCAATAGAACAATATGATATCAGCATTGGTGGATTGCGGAATGCAGTTTTAGTAAATGAAGGACTACGGTCAAGCAATTTCACAGCGATACAAGGTAAGTCATACATTATATCTGCTTCATTGACAGTAGATCTACCTGCATCACCACAACAAGGGGACAGAGTAGAATTCATATACATAACAACAGGCACAGTGACAGTGGATAGAAATGGTAGCAACATAAATGGTAGTTTATCAAACTTAACCAACACTACCAAAGGTGCAGACTGCTTCGTTTACACAGATGCAACAGAAGGTTGGAGACAAATATATTAGTATGTTTAAGGCGTCATATCCATCGTTATACGGGCAAAACTTTGTTATACGAGTAAATGTATATGGTGACCAAATTATAAATAAAAAACAACAAGGAGACACATAATGGGTTGGGCAAATGCAAGTAATGTAGTGACAACAAATTTGGATGATGCAACGGATTCACCGGCATCAGCAAGAGCAGATATCAAAACAGCATTTGATGAATTATCAAATGTAATCAACGGAAGAAACACGTCAAACGGTGTAGCAGGATTGGATTCTTCTTCAAAAATTTCTGCGGCACAACTGCCAGATGAAATAAATTCATCAGCAACAAATCCATTAACAATAGATCCTGCCTCAGGCAAGGTCAAATTGGAAGAAATATTAAATCTTAAACCGCAAACCAAAGCACAATTGAACGCAAGAACGGACAAAGCCACAGGAGATGTTGCTTTCTGTTCAGACGGTGGTGATGACTCCGGAGGAGTTGGCAGTATCGCTGTGTATGACGGTGCAGATTGGAGAGCAATACAACTAGGCGTAGTATTATAATGAAATTGAAAGATTTAGAAAAAAGAATCTGCAAGATTGAACGCACTTTGGAAAAAATAATGAATAACCATCTTCATCATATCCAAGGCTACCAATTCTACATCCTTGCTTTGACAGGATTGATCGTTACCATGTTAATAGGCATCTTTATTAAGGTGATGTAGTGCCCAGGGCAAAATACCATAATTACGGAGCGGATTATTATAGAAAATGGGGCACCAAACGACCCAAATACACCCCTCTCCAATTTCACGAACAGGACAACCGTTGTCCTAGATGCAAAGGCAGGTCTTTTGTGGCAGAAAGGCCCCTAAATCCACAAAGCAATTATAGGTCATACGGTTATATTACCAAAAGAGTGCTGTGGCGCATAAGGTGTGCCACTCCAAATTGCACGGAACCATATTGTGTTGTTCTCAAACCTGAATACTGGGACAGCACAGGATCATAAATAACATACACGACAAGATAACCAGTTTTTCTCTTTTTATAGACTGTCATCTTCGAAAAAAAGACAGGTTATCGACTTTTGTGCTCATATAAAGGGGCCTGCGTTTGGACACTTATAGTCATTAAACCCAAATGCGGGCCTTTTTCACCTTTATTGTTGACTTTTTTCAATCTGTGCTATATACTAGCGAAGATGACAAACCAATCTGACATATATCGCGAAATAAAGACATGGTGTGCTAGAGAACGCATTTCGTGGCAGTGGATCACCAAATATCCTCAGGATCTTTTTGAGGATATCCAATTGTTGCGTAAAACAAGGACTCAATGTTGGCACACATGGTCCAAGCATCACAGAGGTGTATGGGCAGGCATTTGGGGAGTCACAACCAAGAAGAAGAGGCGCATTTCACAAAAAAACTTAACTAAACTAGAACAGGCAGTCCAAACAGCACACACAATACAGCACACAATCAAGGCGCACAGACACCAAGTCACAAACGGAAACATGATATGATGGTAAAGGTTTCCGCGTTGCTGAACTGCTGGATAGGTTCAGACACACAACGGTATGCCAGTCTTCCTGTGAAGGTTGATCTACACATAGTCAAACTTTGATCGTAATTGATTGTCCAGTTCTCTTGCACTGAGGCGTAAAGAGAGGTTGAGAGATAGATAATGCTTGGTTGCATTATCCATTCTCTTGACTTCAGCGTAAAGGATCTCATTGAAAACAAAACAAAAGTGACGCAAGTCACTTTTAGACTGAACTTGTTCAGTCTCACTAAATACACAAGGATAGACTGTATCTACTACTAATGCCATTGGGGTAACCTTAGTCTATCTTATCCTTAACGGGGGCACACAGGTTCACGATCTTCCCAGACCTTTCCTGTGTGTCCAAAAAAGATTGACTTTCCCAAACATCTGTGTTACTATGCCAACAACACTAAGGAACCTTCCCTAACAACATTATCGTTTTAACATATCAAGGTTCCTCAGTGACTTAAATATTGTCATGCACAATTGGCACAAAGTATTTCCCAAATCAGGCGTAGGCAAACAGATGGTGCCCATCGTGGATTGGATTCAGCGTCATGAATTGCAGACCAAAAGTCTATTGGACTTTGGATGTGGCAAGGGAGGAACCATGCGTTGGTTACAAGGTCTATACCCAAAGATTGCGGTGACAGGATGGGACATTGGCACAGAAGTCTACAGACGAAGACCACGCAATCAATCATTTGACGGCATATATTCCATAGACTGTTTTGAACACATAGAGCAGGCGGATATACCAGACGCCATAGAAAACCTCAAACGCATATCACACACAGACACACAGTGGTGCCACATCATAGACATGACCCCGGCAAAAAAGAAGTTACCAGACGGCAGGAACGCCCATGTTACTCTGCTGACAGCAAGAGAATGGCAGGATGTGTTTGAAGGCAATCACTGTTATGTGCAGGAAGTTCGCAACCATGTGGAACCAGATCCCAACTTTGGAGAACGACACAGATGCATCATACACTGCCGCCTTTAATTGTCACCTCAATGAACAGAGACCTGCACAAACAATATGCACATCGTTTCTTTGACACATTTGACAGACGCTATGACCTCATTGTGTATCATGAAGATGCCTCAGACTCCGCAGGAGATCCGCCAGATTATATTCCAGACTGGGCAGGACACTGCCACACACCAACCACACAACCAGAGGCATACAGATGGATTGCGGCACATAAAAATGATACAATCACAAGTTATAAACATCATGCCACAAGATTCGCACACAAAGTATTTGCAATATGGCACGCTGTGATGACATACACAGGATGGGGAGCACTATATTCAGGAGTGATATGGATGGACGCGGATATAGTATTCAAACAAATGCCTTCACCACAAGAACTTACAGAATGGTGCCGCAGAGACAAGGAACACATAGCACTATATGATAGACCAGAGCACCCAGAAACAGGATTCATTTGGTTTGATAATCACCACAAATGTATCAATGAATTCAACTCAACCTACTACAATGTGGGCACACACTTTGTGAACATACTGAGAGAATACTATTTGGAAGACAAGATATACCAATTGAAAGAACAGCATGATGCATATGTGATAGGACATATACTGAGGACAATGTTTCCCACAAGATATAGATCATTAAGCACAACAACGAGAGCACCAGGAAGACATCCACAAGCAGTTTCAGAGTCAGCCGTGTGGTGGGATCATTGCAAAGGTCCTAGAAAGAAGACAGGAAGAAGTCAAGAGAACCAGCAGTAAAACCGCTCAAACCATAGTGATATTCTATACAGAAATGAATTGACATGGTGCTTGTATGGTTCTGTATGATAGATATACAGAATTTATTGTAGGGAGGTCACCGCTTCTCAACCTTTCAAAACCTGTCTACACTGCCAGAATCAACCAAATCACCACCATGCCAACCACTCCTAATGGTCCAGATGGTCCAGGAATGGTTCAGATCCTGTGTGACACCGTGTGAAAATGGTGCCCAATGGCGGAAAAATTTGTAAAAATCGTGACAGTTCAGTCACACCTCGACTTATTCTATATTATAGCATGATTTCAACCATGTGTCAACCATGGAGGGGGGGTAGGTTCAGATTTCTGCACGGTCAGGAGCCGGTCCAGAAATGGTGGGGTGGGGTGTCCTACGCGGTATACCAGCGGTTGTAGGACTATTGTGTTATAAGTCTTCTCGCCAAAACCAGGTAAGTAATCATATGCTGACCACTTCATTGTTCATATTGGGAATATGTGCGGGATTAGTGTATGCTGACTATCTCAAACGGCAACTCAAAAAATAGCCGCCAAGAAAAACCAGGTCTATTTCAGGAACTCCAACAATTCAATTATCAGCAGTCCCCACAAGGGTATCACCAGCATGGTGTGATATATGGTCCACAACAGCCAGCGGGGGTGACGGTTCAAATTCTGTGCTAACCGTTTCTGCTGGCGCAGTCGCTTCGCTCTCGTCATTTAACCACAGAGTGTCCTCTGCCCTCCAGACACTTCTTTGCTATCT